TAACGCAATGATCTCCTCATTAGAGCATTTAGAGAAGAACCGTTTTGAAACAGCTAACTTATATAAGAAAAAACTATTACTATTCAATGATGTAGAAAGATATGGTGGTTCTGTATCCGTACTAAAGGCTATTACAGGTAGAGACTTGATACGTAATGAAAGAAAGTTTCAATCTGGATCACAAAAACCATTTAAATTTAATGGCTTGGTAATGATTACTGCCAATGAACCTATACAAACTACTGATCCTACCTCTGGATTAGCTAGAAGAAGATTAACTATACCTTTCGATAAACCATTTCTTGGTAAATCCTCCGACCAAAGAACACTAATAGATATGGATGATAGAGGTAGACCATTTGGTGACTTCGCTAATCTACTACCGGGTTTGGTTAACTGGTTATTAGATATGTCTGGAGATGAGATGAGAGAGTATCTAATGGAGACAACTCAGAAAGTCAACTTCTTTGCAAAGCACCATAGAGAACAAATACTTAAATCTAATCAGATTATGGATTGGATGGAGCATTGTTTAGTGTTTGATGAAAATGCTTCAGCTCCTATAGGGTTAGCAAAGGCAGCTCCCGCTGGGTCATCTAACGTCTATATGGCATCTGAGAAGTGGTTATATGCAAGCTACTGTGAATTTTCTAGAGCTTCTAATAGCAACATCTTGGGTAGAAGTAGATTTGAAACTCTTCTAATAGACGTATGCGTTCATCAATTAGGACTTAAAGTTTACAAGATGAAAGATAGAAGAGGAACCAGAGTTGTAAACATAGCGTGTCGTATGTCCGACCAAAAGTACATGCAGTATCCTTCAATAATTGAAGTTGGTTTAAACAAAGAAGCGTGGATAGAACAATATGGAAGTATCCTAAATACAGCTACATAGTTGATTGATGCAAGCTGGACAACATTTAATACTTGATTTCTATGGATGTAATCAAGAGTTATTGGATGATTATGAAGCTTTAAAAACTATCTTTGAAGATTCTCTAGAATTATCTAATGCAACTGTCTTAAAAGTTACTGGTAATAAATTTGAACCTCAAGGTGTAACCTTGTTAGCTTTACTAGCAGAATCTCATGCTTCGATGCACACCTGGCCAGAACATAAGTACTGTGCGATGGATTTTTATACGTGCGGAGTTACTTCTAAACCAGAAGAAATAGTTGAATACTTATATATTAAATTAGGAGCTAATTCTCGTTTGCTAAGAAACTTGGAACGCTCTCCAAAATTGTGTATATTTAAGTAAGAATACACCTCTTAAATGAATAAAAAACCAAAGCTTTTATGGATTGGAGATATAGTAGCAAAAACAGGATTCGCCAGAGTTACAGAAAACGTATTACCATTCCTTAAAGATGATTTTGATATCACAGTATTAGGAAACAATTGGTGGGGAGATCCCTCTCCTCTACAGAGAATCTACACAATGTATCCATCCTCTAATCGTTTTCAGACTGCACCCTTTGGAGAAGAGCGTATTAGAGAAATAGTAATGAAGATTAAACCAGACATAATATTTACTATTAACGATATGTGGATTGTTAATGAACAATACAAACAGATACAAGACTTTCATAAAGATAAGCAATTTAAATTTGTCGGTTATGTCCCAATGGATTCATATAATTGGGTGGGTTGTTTAACAGATACTGCTAATGATTGGGATGGAATTATTTCATATACAGAGTTTGGAGCTAGAGAATTTATAAAGGCTGGGATAACACAACCAATAGCAGTAATTCCTCATGGTGTTACAGAAGGTCAGTTCTATCCAGTGGATCAAAAAGAAGCTAGGAAAAAATTAAAATTAGATGAAGATTTATTTATTGTCTTTAATGGTAATAGGAATCAATTCCGTAAAAGAATAGATATTACTTGTGAAGCATTCGCTAAATTTGCAGTCGGGAAACCAGAGACCAGAATGTATTTACATATGGGAATGAAAGATCAAGGTTGGGATATCATGCCCCTCTTTAGTCGGGAAATGCGTAAGCAGGGTTTAGATCCTAATGGGAGAATAATAATGACCACGAATACTCAAGATCCTCCAAATGTGGAGGTGGATATGCTCAACACTATATATAATGTATGTGATGTTGGAGTAAATACTTGCAAAGGGGAAGGATGGGGTCTGGTCAACTTTGAACATGCTGCATGTAAGATTGCACAGGTGGTACCAGATCACACCTCTTGTAAGGAGATATTCGAGGGTTATGGACAACTTATAAAATGTAATCATGTTGATGTCGACACCACTTTTGCTAGGGAAATGCCTTGCCCAGATGCTGATCACCTTACAAGCATCCTTAACGAATTGTATGAAGATAGAGGAAAACTTAAAGCGACAGCAGAACTCTGCCACTTAAGAGCTACTGATCCTCAGTTCCATTGGAAAAATATAGCTTCACAATTTGGGGGTGTCTTCCAGGACACTCTTAATGGTATAAGTCATTCAGTTGTTGAAGATGAACTAAAAGATGTAAAGAGAAAAAGAAAGAATAAGAAGAGAACACTTGGAGCTGTTAAATGAAATTAACTCTTCAAGAATTAGAGTTAATGAAAAATCAATTAAGCTTTATTCGATCCTATAGAGGTCCCTGCAATGGCACATTGGGTAGCAAAGTTCATGAGCCATGGCATGATGAATTATATTATAAAGTATTGGAGGAAATTAAAATGTTTAATGATGACAAATTATCGGTGGAATGTGATTGTAATTGGTGTCAAAATAACAGGTTATTAGAAGAATATAAGAAGTCAGATCACCAGAGAGTAGAAAAACCTTGGGGCTGGTACCAAGATTTATATGTCAGTGATAATTTCAAGACAAAAATGTTATGTATTCATGAAGGAAAACGTTTAAGTTTACAACGACATCATTGGAGATCTGAAGTTTGGACTATTGCAGCTGGATCTGGTTCTGTCTTTTGTAATGATGAGTGGCATTTAGCACATCCAAAGCAGACATTTACTATCCCTGAGAGTACATTACATCGTGCAAAAGCATTAAAAGGCGATTTATATATCATGGAATTACAACATGGAGATGAATTATACGAAGAAGATATCGAAAGGGTTGAAGATGACTATGGAAGAACGTTATCATTAGGGTGAGGGAGTCGGTACCCCTCGGTCATAGGTTCAAATTAGAAAGCACTTCTCCCCTTACTATCACTAGTTGGGGGAGATTTTTTTTGTGACATTTTTATACTAAAACATAGAATGAGATCTTTTTACTTTCGTCGTGAGCTAAATTACATATTAGAGCAAAATGTACGTTCTATTAATAGACTCATAAGACAGTAAAAAACAGCGAATAAACATTACACTATTGACAAACTGTTATTTAAGTTAAAATCAAAAAGAAATTTATCTCATTCTTAGTTTTATGTCACGTAATTATAAACCAATGCCTCCAATATGGCGGCTTAATGAACTATTTGAACTGTCAGATGACTGTCCTAATGGTTTAATTTGGAGAGTAAATAAGGCAAGTAACAAACCCGGTGATCCAGTTGGTAAATTGAATAAAGCTACAGGTTATTACATGGTCTCCGTTGATAACGAAATGTATATGGTTCATCGTATTGTTTATTATTTAAGGACTTATAGATGCCCAGATACTCATAGTGTCCAACATATAGCAGAAACAAAAGATAATAGGACACCTTTGATTGAAACTTATAAGATACCTCCTACCAAAAAACTATTAGCTTCGGGGTTCAAAATATAATGGCTAATATAATAAATAATCTAGAAAGTATTAACTTTAAATATATAAAAGATGCGGACAATGCATCTGATGAAGAGCTAGATAGACAAGGCTATTATCGTGGATATGCATGCCCCCATGGACATGAAATTAGGGAAAAAAATAATCATTGGTGCTATCACTGTGCAATAAAAATCAAAAGTAATATATGTGGCTTTGATTTAAATTATTTACATAATGATTATAAAAATAAATATTATAAATTATGGAAGAAGATAAACATTAAAGATCTAAACGATTGCTGGGAGATGGATTTGAAAGGCGATACTACTCCTAATAGAGTATGTTTTCCTTCATACAGAACCTTTTACAGTAAACAAAAATCTGAAAATGTTAATGCTCACAAGGCTATTTATCAATGTGCATGGGGAGATATTGGATCATTAAGTGTTACCAGAGTATGTGGTAATCCTTTCTGCGGCAATCCATTACATATGGTTTCTAGTTGGAATAAAGGTCATTTACCAACTTCAATACAACCTTTTGATATCAATTTTGATGCAGAGAAATTAATGAGGATACATAAAGCCAGGAGTTTAGATAGGGAAAAAGAAGTTATACAAGAAGAATATAAAGCAACTATTACTCATCCTTCTCTTGTAGAGGCTGCTCCAGATTATGATGAAGGGTAGGAATATAAATAAGATATGACTCGTGTAAGTCAGAGACCGCAGAGACAAAGAACTTCAACTGATCCATTACCTTTAGGTGAGTTTAGTTCTACTACTATCAGACTTTTAACAGGTAATCTAGGTCCTGTTTCAAGACCTAATAGAGGTGGATATGGTGGAGGTACTTTTAATCACTGGTTTAAAGTTAAATTAGAAGAAAGCGGATGGATCATAATAGCTAATGGTTCTACTAAACCAAAATTTATAAATGTTTCTGCTTATGATTTAAATAAAAATCCTATAGAAGGCAGAGCTATATTTCAAGCAGATAGTATTGATCAGACTAGTACGACAGATGGATCTAGACAATATCCTTATTTAGGAACTGTTCAAGGAGCACAATCAGATACTTATAATACTTTTGATTCAAAAAGATTAGATAGAGGAGATGATAGATATTTTGCTTTACCTATAGGAGAATATTTAATTTGCATATCTAGTGTCAGGAATGAACCAATAGATTATGCTGTAGGTGTAGTAGTTGAGATCTCAGATCCATTCCCCGTTCTTCTTTTAGAAGACTTCACTCGTTTATTATTCGAGGATACTGATATTTCAAATGTAATCTGTGACACAACACCGAACTTCACTGGAGATGATGCTCATGATCATTCATTAAATGAATGGAAGTCAGCCTGGAGTAGAGAAAGACAAGAGAATGAACCATTCCCAGAATTTCTAACCACATACACTACCACACAATAGAATGAACTCTAAAAAACTTTATAATCTACTTTTTGATGGAAAAGCAAGGTCTCTTTCTAAATGTAAAGCAAAAAGTAATTTAACAACAAAGTTTGAAGACACCTGTGAAAAATTCCCTTATCTAACTCAATGTAAAGTTTATGACCTCTAGGATAAAAAGAAAGCCAAAAAGTGTAACAACTAAGTTACAAACAGGAGAATCATTTAAATTAGTAGGTATTCCACATAAATTTAATAAAGGCTACATATGGATAACAGGAATGGCTGTTTCTAAAAGTACTAGAGCTTTAAATGATTGGATGAAAAGAAGAAATAAAAGAAAAAGTGTTATTAAATTAAATACATTACCTCCTAAAAAAAGAAACTACAAAACATTCTGGATAGCTGTCAACATAATTAAAAAATGGATAGAAGAAATACCAGAGGGAGATTCATTAACACTTAGATGTGAAGGAGTAAATTCAGATCAATTGTTTAGGATATATACAAAATGGTTTGAAAGACATGAAGATATACCTTGGGTGATATCCGAAGAACATAAATCATTTTTCTTTTACAAGAAAAGGTCTTAGAATAGGAGTGTTAACACATAAAACAATGATCGCTTTAATTAAACCAATATTGATAAAGTTTGCTACTTCAGATTCAGTTAAGAAGTTAGTAATTCAATTGCTAGAAAAATTAGTTGAGTCTACTGATACAGAATTAGATGATGCTGCTTTAATCATGGTCAAAAAAGGACTAGGCTTTCCTGTCACAAAGAAGTAATAACTTAAAATTAATGTAGCATTACATTAATAAATGGAAGATACAAAAGAGAAAGAAGGTATTGAGTGGGGTGATTTGTTTGGTCACGCTATAAGATTTCTTATTTTGACCTGGAGTTTATCAATGATGACTCTTGGATACATGGGCAAAGTAAGAATAGATGGAGCGTTCACTGCTGGACTCGTCAGTGGTGTTCTCGGAAGCTACGGAATTTCCGTGGGAAACAAGAAAAATGGAAATGGCAATGCCCCTAAAATAGTTACGGATACTAAGAAAAATGTATAGCAACAGAGAAAACAAAAGATTATCTATCTTTTCGATCTCTCTTGCTGTTTTATTAGGTGCATCAAATGTATCTTTGATTACTTATTTAGTAAGTACATCAAACCATAAAAAAATCCCCTCCTTCGATATACCAGTAGGTCCTTA